TAGCCGTCGTGTCTTTCTCTGCGATAGGATTTGCCATCAATCCGCGTTCCGAGTTCATGCATCTTTCGAGTAGCGATCAACTTACTACCCGGAATGTTACGAACATACGAAGGATCATGGAGGATCCCAATTACCGCGCATTCTTCCCAAATGTCGAACTGTCCAACAATGCCAAAGGAAGTATATCCACCTCAAGCGGGGGCGTAATGTATGCGGCTCCCTTTATGGGTCAAATAACAGGATTTGGATGCGGTAAACTGGGAGCACAAGAATTCAGCGGTGCAATGAGTATTGACGACCCAATGAAGGCGCAGGATAGCTACTCCAGTACTACCAAAGAGCGCATTGGCGAACTGTGGACTTCTACATTCAAGAACCGTCTTAATGACGTTCGCACCCCGGTCATTGTAACAGCTCAAAGGCTCGCTCCAGATGATTTTTGCGGATACTTATTGCAGCTTGAAGGCACGATAGAGGAAGGTGGAGAATGGGATGTTGTCAAATTCCCCGCAATCTTAGATGCAGGGCTACCTACCGAACGTGCACTTTGGGAGGATCGGTTCGCGCTTGATAAATTAAAGCGATACCAAGAAGCGGATCCCTTCATATTTGAGACCCAGTACATGCAGAATCCCAAGCCTCTTGAGGGATTAATGTATCGTGAATTCCGAACATACGACGTTATCCCCTACTCCAAAGATTGCACGCATAAGAATTACACCGATACAGCAGATACGGGAAGCGACTATCTATGTTCGATATGTTACGACGAATTACCCGAGGGAAATTATGTGACCGATGTGCTCTACACAAAAAAGCCCATGGAGTATACCGAACCCAAGACGGCCGAAATGCTTGCAAGGAACAGGACGGAATGGGCTAATATTGAAAGCAATAACGGAGGGCGGGGCTTTGCGCGCAATGTAGAACGCATCCTTCGCCAGATGAACATTACCCACACAACGGTTAGTTGCTTTTGCCAGACCGATAATAAGCAGGTGCGCATATTTACCAAGTCGGCAGACGTCAACAACATGACATTTTTCCCGACAAATTGGGACAAAAGGTGGCCGGAATTCTATCAGGCCATTATGGGATACATGAAAGAAGGGGGCAATGCGCATGACGATGCCCCCGATGCGCTGACCGGATGCTTTGAAAAGCGCAGCACACCGATACAAGACGATGATTTAAGTGATATTAATATTTGGTAAACAATGAACTTTTTAGATCGCCTTTTTACATTTTTCCAAAATAAAACGCTCAATGCATTAGGTGTTGAGCGGGATTTAATGGAGCTTATCAAGGCAAAAGACATCAGCCGGGCTATGTCTTTGATGGAAGATCATGATGTCGAAGTGTCCAAGGCCCTGTGCGAATACAATCCAAAATCCCACGCCGTAATGGGGCGTCGAGACAAAACGAGGAAGGGACAGGAAGATTACCGCACGGAGAAATTGCCCCGCACTCGTCAACGCTATATAAATGAGGTGGAATTGTTCTTCCTGCTTGGAAATCCGATAAAATGGAAGGTATCCGACGAATCCGGTGATGCCGATGCATTTTCGGCTTACAAACAATTCCTTCGAGAAATACGATTCGACAGTAAGATGCGACAGGCTAAACGGCTGGCCGGAGCCGAAACCCAAAGTGCAAAGCTGTATCACATTTACAGGGACGAGGCAACGGGGCTTCCTTGGGTGAAAATAGTTGTGCTGTCGAAGTCTAACGGATATACCTTGCGCCCCATGTTCGACCAATATGGTAACCTCCTCGCATTTGGATGTGGGTATTATTTGAAGGAGGGCGCCGGAACAGTAGAGCATTTCGACATTCATACACCCACTTTTATATTCCGGGGCAGAAAAGCCAAAATAGGTTGGGATGTGACCCCAGTGCTTAATCCAACTGGTAAAATTAACATCATTTATTACAAGCAAAATACGGCATGGGATGGATTGCAGCCCCGAATTGATCGGGAAGAAAGTATTGACTCAAAAACCGCAGACACCAACAATTACTTTGCGGATCCAATGTTCATTGCCACCGCAGAGGTTATCAAAAGTCTTCCCAAAGCTGATTCCCCCGGAAAGGGGATCAAGCTGTCAAGCAAAGATGATCGGTTTGAATACCTTAATCCACCTATGTCGTCTGAAACGAGGCAACAGGAAAAGTCGGATTTAAAAGAATCTATACTTTTCGATACTTTCACTCCGGAGTTCACTCCAGAGAAAATGGTCGGATTGGGGACTTTGTCCGGTGAAGCCATTAAGCGCGCAATGGTTCTCGGATATATCAAGCGTGATAATCGAAAAGAGATATATGACGAACTCGTCGACCGGGAAAAGAATCTCATTTTGGCGATTATGATGAATGTAACTCATATCCATATGAGAGACAAACTCGCCACCCTCAAGATCGAGCATGAATTTTCGGAGCCCTTCAACGAAGACATTACTGCAAGGTGGCAATCCATAGGGAAAGCCTATGCAGATGGAGTGCTTTCACTTGAGGAATCTGTAAAATTAATGGGTGTTGCAGATAATTACCAAGAGGAAATCGAAAGAATTAGGCAAATGAAAGAAGCCTCTGCCACAAGCATTTACCAGGATGCAAAAACAAACCTTTCGACCAAAAAAGACGAGAATTCAAGCATCAACACCTCGGCTGAATAAAACTTTTAGGACAATGAAGGCTATTATACATCAATTTGATCCGCAAATTTATCCTCGGTTAATTTGGGTGGTGATAGGTGAAAAAAGCGCATCTGCAATAAGCGATAGGTTTGAAAATATAACAGATATGGACGACACATCTGCGGCGGATACGCAGAGTACATACGACATCACAAATAAAAGGGGTGGAGTTCTTATCAGGTTCGCCACAAAGGCGAACGCTCAAAATATCCAGTACGTTTGCCACGAATCTACACATGCGGCTATGGAGATATTCGATTATATCGGTGGACGCATTGATTGCAGTAACCAAGAGCCATTCTGTTATTTGGTCGGCTGGATATCTGAATGCATAAAAGAGGCTTTGAATTACCGTACAAAAAAAGTATAAATTTCCGTCCTGCCCATTGTTATTAAAATGCCCGTCGAAATCTTTGCAACAGAGATTAATTAAAATAATATGAAAGAAAAACTTTTAGCACTGCTCCAAACCAAATTTGCAGGGGTGGACAATGCGATCCTCGACCGAATCGCAACGAAGAAGTCAGAGAATGTAACGGACGAAGCGCAATTACCTACCATAGCAGAGGGGATTGGCTTTCAGGACGTGTTAACCAGCTACGGCGACTACCGTGCAGGGGATGCGCAGCAGACCGCAGTCAAGAACTACGAGAAGCGGCATAACCTCAAAGACGGGAAGCCTATCGAGCAACCTGCCACAGGGGAGCGGCAGGCGAATACTACTCCCAGTAGCGAAGAGCCCGAATGGTTCAAAGCCTACAAACGCCAGCAGGAAGAGCGTGAAAATGCTGTAAAAGCAAAGTACGATGCCTTGGAAGCAGCGCGTGTAAAGGCCGAACGGGATTCATTGCTGCGCACAGCGGCCAAGGCGGCAAATATCAACGAATCGGCATTGGATGATATCCTAAACCTCGCATCTGCAATGAGCGAGGAAAATCCGGACGAAGCGAAGCTCAAAGAGAAGTTCGCAGCACTCCAGACGCGATTCGTTGCCGCAGGGCTTGAGGGGCAGGAAACGGCATTCCCCTTCTCCACATCTGAGGCTCAAAGCAAAGAGGAGGCCAAAATGTGGGCTGAAAATCTGCCGGATGCAAAATAAAAACAACAACAAACATGGCTATTAAATTCGAAAAGACACAAGTTAAGGGCGGGTTCCCGGTATTCTGGCGCGGAGAGCGCGAAGTGCTGCCGGGTGATTTCGCCGTGAAGGGCACCTATCCGGAAGGCACGATACTCAAAGAGGGAACGCCTATCAAACTCGATTTCGAGAACATGGAGTGCACCATCTGCAAATCGGCACGAATCGTAGAGGGCGGTACCACAACCAAACCGCGTGTCATCAAGGGCTCTATGTTCCAGATCAACGATGCCGTCAAAGTAGGCGATTCCTCCGGCACCATCAAGAGCATTAGCACCGCCAACGAATCATACGACGAAATCACATTAAGCGCAGCAATGACAGAAGCAGTAGCAGGCGCTGATCTGCTCGGAGGGGATGAAATTCCGGACGCCGTCATCGAAACGACAAAGGAATACACCAAGGCCAATGGATTTCCGACTGTCTCGGCAGCTTATGGGGCGCGAATCCTCAAGGATGTAGCATACCCCATCCCCGAGACTTGGCTGCAAGGCTACAGTATGAAAAACAACCCTGAAATCAAGTACATCAGACAGTAAAAGACAGGTAAACAATGAGCGAAGTATATTATTCTTCTATTTTCAGCGAGCTGACCAAGCAGGTGCAAGCTCGCATCGACGCAGCATCTGAACTGCGCAAGCGCTTGTTCGACCAAAATGTCTACGAGCGTTTTTTGGAGTGGGATACTCCCACGGTAGGGTTCAATTTCGAAGAGATCATCGGATCGTATAATCTGGGCGTAGCAGCTGCCACCTTGGATTCGAAAGGCAAGGAACCCATTATGGGAACTGAAGGCCTGGCTACAATAGCCAAGAAAGTCCTCATTCACCAAATGACCCTACCGATGCCCATTGAAGACTATCGGAAGGTACTTCAGCTGCTGGATTCACGCATGATCTCAGATCAGGCAAAGAAACAGCAGCTCGTAAACCTCATGTGGGGCGGCGTTGAACGGGTCGTGGAATCCGTACAGGCCAAAATAGACATCATCTTCCTAGGTGCCCTCTCGAACAAAGGGGTATTTTCATTCACTCAGGAAAACAACCCCGAAGGAGGTGTGCGAGGCAATATCGACTATGGCATGCCGCAAGAAAACATCGCCACAGCAGATACACAGTGGACGGAGGGCAACATCGACACGGTCGATGTATTCGAGGATATCCAAGGCATTGTCGATGCGGCTCAGGAGAAGGTGACCTTCGACCGCATCCTTCTGGATCAAAAGCGGCTTTCGTACATCCTGCGCAGCAAGAAGATGAAGCAGGTCATCTTCGGCACGGACAAATCATCGTCACCACTTCTGCTGGCCAACCTAAACGAGTTCATGCGGTCGAACGGATTGCCCGTATTCGAGGTGATCCGACGGATGACGCGCATTCAGGACAATGGCAAGATCCGCGAATACAAACCGTGGAATGACAAGAGCCTCGTATTCGTGCCGGAGGGTCGTCTCGGCGTTATCAAAAACGCCTACGCAGACAACGAGCTTCGCCCCGAGCCGGGAGTTGCCTACTCCAACTACGGACGCATCCGCATCTCGCAGTGGGGCAAAGGCGAGACGGATAACTCGAACGGCGTGGAGTTCACGAAGGCGCAATCCATCTCTTTGCCCGTCATTACCGAAATCAACGGTATTTACTCGCTGAGTGTAGAATCGTAGGAGTGCATGACGGTCGCAGAATGCATACATCAGGAGTTCAGCATGGTCGGAACCATCTCCGACTATGGCGTTCGCCGCTTCGCCAGGGAATGGGGTTACGATCCCAACTCCCTGGCGGGTAGCGACCATCAGCAACAACTAATCGCCAAGCGCGTATCCGAATTCATCGACAGCCTGATAATGCACCCTCTGTCGGTAAGCGAAAACGGGCATTCGGTGTCCTGGTCTGAAAGCGCCATGAAGCAACGGGCACAACTGATGCTTCGGCAATATGGCATCACACCCGGCGAAGAATTGAGCAGCTCTATTGGCCTGTCCTCGATAAAGGATGCTTCGAACTTGTGGTAATATGTATTTCGCGCCCCACATACTCTATTTGAGGATCGATCCTCCCAAACAATACGACGAACTGGGACGTCCGATAGCTATGTCCGAAAGTGATGCGTGGCAGGAAATAGGTGATTGTCGTTGCGACGACGACACAACCATCCGC